CCCGGTGAGCACCGGCCCGGCCGCCGTGTTCGCCAGGCAGCGGGGGCAGACGCGAGCGTCGCCGGCGTTTTCCCAGGAGCCCCACGCCACGCTGTTCGCCAGGTAGTACGCGTGGGCGGCGAGCCCGGTGTAGACGTTGATCACCGTTCCGACGAGGGTGACCGCGGTGTCCTCGTCGGCGAGGGCGTCAGACAGGATGCCGCCGAGCTCGTCGAGCGTCTCGCCCGAGTCCGCCCAGTCGGCGTCGGTCCCGGCGAGGATGATCGCGAGGGACCGGAGGTACCCGGCGGTGATCTCCTCCGCCGCCGCCTCGCCTGCCGGGGCGCTCCCGTTCCCGCCGTGCAGCAGCAGGGCCAGTGCGGCGGCGAGCCCGGCTTCCTCCACCCGGTCCATGGCCGAGCCCTGGTCGCCGGGCGTGACCGCTCCCGGTGCCTGGCCGGTGACCTGGTGCTGAGCGGAGGCCGCGCCGATCGCGTACCCGCCGGCCGCGATCGCCTCGCCCATCTGCGACGGGACGAGGGTGATGCTCTGCCTGGCCAGCCACGCGGCCAGCCAGGCGGCGGCGGCCTTGTTCCGGTCCCGCTTCCCCGTCGCCTTGCCGTCCTGCTCCGCGTGATCGGCCAGGTAGTCGGCGCCCATGTCCCGGGCCTTCGTCTTCGGGATCGCGGCCTTAACGGAGTCGCGGACCTTCGGAGCCCAGTACGCGGCCGTCTGGCGATCGAGAGTCCACCCGTGCCAGGCTGGCCGTTTTGGGCGCGAGCCACCGGCCTTGGCGACCTCTTCCGGATCAGGGACCGCGTCGTCCGTCACCCCGTAGCCGAGTGCGGCCATCACGGCGTCGATGTTCGCGAGCAGTTCCGGCCGGACCGCCGGGTTGCCCGGCAGCGTCTCCGGATCCCACCAGGCGATGGCTTCCGCCGAATCGCCGTCGGGGTCGTCGGGGTTCGGGATCCACGAATCGCCGCGGACCGGCACCGACTCCTCGGTGTCAGTCGTCCAGACGATGCCCTGGTAGATCCCGTCCGCTGACGTCCACGAGCCGGTCTGCACGCCCGGGGGCGGGGCGCACCCGGTCTCCTCGGAGAACTCGCGCCAGGCCGCCCGGAGAGGGCTCTCGCCCTGGTCCAGGTGACCGCCCGGCGCTTCCCAGGTTCCGGCGGCCGGGTCGTCCTCGTCGAGTGACCGCTGGATCATCAGCACGCGGCCGGTGTCAGCGGCGAGTACCGCGAGGCCTGCGACGGCTACCTGCCCGGCGTCCTTGCGGACGGCTAGGCGGGCGTCGTCGTTGAGGTTGTGGCCCTTGACGACGGGAACCGACCGGAACTCGAAGTCCCGCCACTCGCCTGCCTTGCGGCGCGCGGAGCGGAACCGGCGGAACGCGGCCAGCTCCTTGGCGACCTGCGCCTCGCGGTCCGGCTCGTCCTCTTCCCCGACGACAGCGCCGTCGAGGTCGTAGGAGTACAGGCCCGTCTCCGCGGTGATCCCCGCCGTGACGTTCCCGCCCGCGGCTCCGCCTTCCTTGGCGACCGTGTCCTGGCTGTCGTCGTCGTCCGGTACCGCCTGTGCCGGGGTCATCTTCGGCTGCGGCGGGGGTGCCGGGGGCATGGCCGCCTCGCCGAACTCGCGCTCGGCGAGGGACATGACCTTGATCGGCGGGTTCGGCAGGACGCCCTCGGTGCCGCCGAACACCTCTTTCGGCAGCGGGGAGCCGGGGACGGGCAGCCCCGTCGCGGCGTCGATCTCGCCCGCGACCGCGAGCAGCGAGGCGATCGGGATGGGGCCCGCCCTCTCCGTGAAGATGTAGCGCGGGACCGGCACCGGGTCGGTGAGCCCGTAGCGCATCTCCCGGAGCTCGCTGACGCCGATCGCGCCCATCTCCGAGTACATCTTGTCGGCGGTCGCCTGGTTGACCCGGTCGTCCTGCTCCTCGCCCAGGTCGAACGCGAACTTCAGCGGCAGCCCGAGGTCGCACTGGAGGAACGACGACAGGATCCGCTGTATGTAGCGGATGAACGGGGCGTCACCGACCCGGTGCGACACGTCGCCCTGCGACTCCCCGGACGACTTATTGACGCTCTCGGTAAATCCGAGATCCGAGGGCACCACGTGGAAAGCGGCTGCCGTTTTGCGCATGAGAAAGAGACTGAATGCGTCGGTGAAGTCTTTCTCATTCGACCAGGTGAACTTGGAGCCCGGCGGCAGCCACCGGATCTGGCTCTTCCTGCTCTGGTCGCCGAGCATGAAGCCGTCCCACAGTTCCTGGAACTGCTCGATCTGGTCCGGCGACCACGACTCGGGGGCGGACGCGAATGCCGCCGGAAGATTGCCCTCGGTAAACCTTTGCAGGAAGTACAGCTGGAAGCGGATATCAGTATTCGCATTCAGCAGGATCGTCTCTATCGGCGCCCTGCCGTAAAGAGAGTCGTTGTGCATCCGGTACGGCTCGTAAACCAGGTCATCCCTGTTGAGCCAGTTCCACGGCAGCCCGTTGACGTACTGGACGTAAGCCTCGGGGAGGGCCTCGCCGGGCGCGGCCATCGCACCTGGCGGGTTGCCCCAGTAATCCAGCAGCGGCGCAATACTGGTTCCGTCAATCGGAAGCAGGCCGATGCACCGGCCGCCCCGGTTGCGCAGCCTGTACAGCACCCCCGCGTCATAGGCGAGAACGTCATAAAGCCACTTGCCCAGCCACGTCTCGAAGTAGTGAATTCGGTCGGGCTTCTCCAGCGCCTTCATGCCCAGCGCTATCGCATCAGTGGCGTCGCCCGAGAATCCGTCTGCGCTTATGAGTTTCCAGTCGAGCGCCCGGATGGAGTCAATACGATGCCAGACGCAGATGTCCGCAACATCATAAGAGCCCATCAGGCCCTTGAGCGTCTCGAATGACACCCGCTCGTGAGTCCGCGGCCGGGTCGCGATGTTGACCCCGGTGACGAAGTCCTGGCTGCGCGGCTGCCGCGAGTACCCGTCGTACGGCCCGATCGGGGTGCCGGGGCCGAACGGGGACCCGGGCGTCATCTGCGCCCGGGCCTCGGCCGCCTCGATCTGCGGCGGGACGCCCGGGCCGAACACCTTGGCCACCGGGACGGTCCGCGCCGGGGACGTGGCGAGGCGGGAGCGGAGCGTCATGCCGGGCGCCTCCCGCTCAGGTCGCCGGCGGCTTCCAGCCGAGCGCTACCAGCGCGTCCCGGGTGCGGTCGTCGACCGCGACTTCCGCCGCCGACAGGGCCAGGGCGAGCGCGCCGGGAGCGAGCAGGGTCAGGGTCACGTGCGGGAGGCCGTCAGCGGGGGCGGTGATGCTCCAGGAGGTCACGGTGCCGATCGGGTGCCCCCCGGCGGTCACCTCACCGCGAAAGGGCCATGAGCCCGTGAAGGCGAACTCTGGAGGCTGCTCGTCAGCCACGCTTCTCCTATCGGCTTGCCTGCCGTGCCCGGAACATCGCGGTCCTTGCCTCGCGCAGCAGCGCAGCCGGGTCAAGGGGGGCGGGAGGGGCCTCGGGTTCCGGCTCGGTCTCGGCTTCGGTCTCGGTAGCGGCCGGTTTCGGCTCCGGGGCTTCCCCGGCCGCCTCCCGGGCCGCCTGCTCGGCTTTCTTTCTCGCCCAGCTGATCCACAGTTCCGCGTTGCCGCCGCCGACGTTCAATAGCCAGTACCTCAGCGCGTCCATGAGGTGGTCGGGTGCACTGGAGTTGGCGTCCTCAGGGTCGCCCTTCGTGGCGTGCGGGAGGTTGGAAAGCTCCCACCACGTCTTCGGCAGCGTCCGGAAGAAGTGGATCATCGGGCAGGTTTCCCAGCCCATCGCCCGGTGGATTACGCAGGCGGGCCCCTCGGCGAGGTAGGAGTGGACGCGCTGCCACCCCGACACCCTCGACCCGGGGCCCTTGCCCGCGGGCGCGAGGTGAACGCCGTTCTCCGCGTAGACCTGCGAGATGGGCTTGGCGTCGCCGCGCAGCGCCCACATCGCGTCGTCCGCCAGCCGGGCGGAGATTTTCTCGTCCCCGGCCTCGGCGGCCAGGATGCGCTTCGCCTGCTCGGCCTCGCCGACCTGGGTCTCGTAGATCTCGCGGTAGGCCCAGCACCTGCCGTCCTCGTCGACCGCGCCCCACAGCACCGCCCAGGGCGCCGTGTAGCCCCAGTCGACCGAGGAGTACCGCCGCCACGACTCCGGCAGCGTGAACGGGTCGACGGAGTGCCGGTCCCAGCGGAGCTCGGGGAACATCTGCCCGGCGAACTGGCCCCAGTCGCCGTCGCGCATCGCGGCACGGCGGGCCGGGTCCGGGATGGCGTCCAGGCGGCGGAAGTAGGCGTCGTCCAGGTGGGGGTTATCAGTGGCTTTCGCAGGGATGAACCGCACCGTCAGGCCGTGGTCGTCGGTGACGACCTTCCGGCCGTGGTCGGTCGGGTCGATGTACCGGGCGCGGACCTCGCCGTGCCCGGGGCCGCCGGGGTTGCTCGTCGACCGGATGCCGATCACCGGGACGCCGTGCGCCGACCGGAGCCGCTCCAGTGCGATCACGTCCACGATGCCCGGCGCCAGCAGCGTGCGCTCGTCGACGAACACGAGCTGGTAGGCACCGCCCTGCCGGCGGGACGCGTCGTCCAGCGTCTCCATGTAGCGCAGGCGGATCAGCGACCGGTTCGGGAAGGTGACTTCCTTCTCCGTCTTATTCAGCCGGCCGCCGAGGGCCTCGCCCCACGCGAACCGCTGGAATTCGGGGTAGATCGACTCGGCCAGCTCGTCATAGGAGCGGCGCAGGATCAGGACCCGGATGCCGGGGTAATTCGCACAGGCGCGGAGCGCCTCGGCCACGATGGCGGCGGTCTTGCCCCCGCCCGCCGAGCCTCCGTACAGGACGTCATCCTCGGTCGCCGCGTGGAACAGCTCCTGCGGGCACTTCCCGCACGGCACCGGCAGGTCCGCGCCGCCCCGCTTGCGGGCCGCCTCGCGGGGCAGGCAGATCGGCTCGTAGCCCAGCTTCTCGAATGCGTCGTCCGCGGGCGGATCCCATTCCGCGGCGGCCACCTCGAAGGCCATCGCGGTCACGGCCGCCTCCGGGAGCTAGTTCGCGGACGCCATCGCGGCGGCGCGGCGCAGCTCCTCAGGCACGACCAGGGACAGGAGGGCCGACTGCTCGGACGACAGCCCCAGGCGGGCGAGGATCCGCCGGATCACGTCATTCAGCAGCGACCCCTGAGCCTCCGCCAGCTTCACCCGGCGCTCCTCGACCCCGGCCGCGATCACGGCCTTGGTCACGTCGAGCAGGTAGCGGCGCTCTTTGTGGTACAGGTCCAGCCACACGTTCATGACCGCGGCCCGGGTCGTGTCGGTGCCCGCGAACTCGGTCGCGTTCTTCTCGGCCTCTTCGGTGACGCCCCACACGAGAGACTCCGCTTCGAGGGCGGCGACCTGCCCGCGCAGCCATGCCACGTGGCCGGCCGAGTAGCGGACCTCTTCGAGCAGGGCGTCGGTCGGGGCGATGTCGCGGGGCAGCCCGTAGGTGATGACCGCCTGGCGGGCGAGCTCGCCGGACGCCGCGTCCCGGTGGCTGGCCGTGGCGCCGCCGTGAAGCTTGCACCGGCCCGCACCCGGATGATCGGTGCCCCAGCCGGCGGGGCGCCGGCAGCAGCCGTCGCCCTGCCGCTTCTTCGCACCGCACTTCGGCTTGTCATGACCGGGGCCGGATTCGGCAGCTGTCATGATCGGCCCGCTCCTTCTCCGGCGGCTACCGGTACCGCCGCCCGCACGCGGTGCAGAGCTCGGGGGCGGGCAGGGCGGTGTCGCTGGCCCCGTCCTCGGTGATGACGGTGAGCGGTACCCGGATGCGGGTGGGGAGCTGGCAGTCGGGGCACCACAGGCCGGTCTCGGGCTCGCCGGGGGCGATGAGGACGGTGCGGGAGGCCATCGTCAGGCCGCGAATGCTCCCGTGCGGAGCCGTCGCGGGTCGATCCCGGACGACTCGAGGCCGTGCCGGCGGACGAGCTCCTCGGCCGCGCGGAGCGCCTCGGCGGTGTGCAGGGGGCGGTTGCGCTCGTCGAGTCCCTGGGTT